CTCAAAAATTGCCCCGGGGGATAAAAATCTACAAACAAAGTTAAAGGAGGTGGGATGCCAGCCCGAGAAAGAGGAGAGAAAAAGTCGAAAAGGGGACGAAGACCAGCAACAACTCCTGAGGCTCGTGAAAATGAGCTCATTTCTGCGGCAACTGACCTTGCTGAAAAGCAAATTCTGGCTGGTTCTGCCTCTTCACAAGTCGTTACACACTACTTGAAGCTCGGTTCGACTCGAGAACGGCTCGAACAACAGCGTTTGGAGCATGAGAACGAACTTACACGCGTCAAGATCGAAGCTTTGGAGTCTCAGCAGCGGGTCGAGGCTCTATACATGGAAGCTTTGACGGCTATGCGTTCATACGCGGGGAATATGACGCCTCCTGATGCCGATGACCAGGAATAAGTGCTATAAAGAGCTTTCTCGGTTGGAAACGTTTGAGGAACGGTTTGAATACCTTCGTTTGAGTGGAATCACAGGTCAGAGGACGTTTGGATTCGATCGTTGGGTCAATCAGGCCTTCTATCACTCGGGCGAATGGCGAATTGCCCGAAATCATGTGATTCTTCGAGACGACGGCTGTGATTTGGGCATTCCAGGGATGGATATCCACTCTGGCTTGATTGTACACCACATGAATCCGGTTACTTTGGCTGAACTCGAGCATGGGGATTATTCGGTGGTTGATCCGGAGTATTTGATCACCACGACGCATGATACCCACAATGCGATCCACTATGGCGACGCAAGCCTTCTTCCCAGAGGGCCTGTAGTAAGAGAACGAGGCGATACGAAGCTCTGGTGAAAGGAGGAGCATGGCTAGCGTAATCAATGTTCAGCCTTCGGCTCTGGATTTGCTGCTATATGCCGGAGATGGCGTTGAATTTCGGTTGATTTGCACTAATAGTGATGGTTCTCCCGTGAACGTCAACGGAAGCGTGCGCGCACAGGTGCGATTGAATCGAGACGAAGGTACTATCGAGTTGGTCGATTTCGATTGCACTGTACTGGATGCTCCTGGCGGAATTGTCCATGTTGCCTTGACTGGCGACCAAACACAGGAGCTGATTGACGATCCATCAAGCTCAAACGGCAAGTTCATCGGTGTTTGGGACTTGGAATGGACCGCTGACGACGCCGAACCGCGGACTTTGGTGCAAGGCAAAGTCGAGTGTGTTGCCGATGTCACACGATGATCTCAACATCAAGGTTTCGGTACGAGAAGAAGTCAATATCGTTGTCGATGAGCCAGAGGTAACCTTAACACTTGATCTTGGACCTGATTCGGTTCATTTGTCGCCATTGGGTGAGATAAACGTCGAATTCGAGTCGAGATTTGTCGGAATCAACGTTCAGGAGGTCGCTCCGGTTGAATTGACACTCGATGTTGCTCCTGATGTGATTGTCTTGCCGACGAATGGAATGGTTGGACCTCAGGGCCCAGAAGGGCCAGAGGGGCCGCAAGGACCACAAGGTGCGCGTGGATATACTGGTTCTGCCGGTCCAGCAGGGCCTCCGGGTGCGGCTAGCACCGTTCCTGGGCCGAAAGGTGACACTGGAGCGACAGGTCCAGCCGGTCCAGCCGGTGCCGACAGTACGGTTCCGGGTCCAACAGGACCAACAGGAGCTACAGGACCAGCTGGTCCAACGGGTCCAAAAGGAGCTGACAGTACGGTTCCGGGCCCAACAGGACCAGCCGGAGCTACTGGTCCAGCAGGACCAACTGGTGCAACGGGACCAACTGGTGCGACTGGACCCAAAGGCGACAAGGGTGATATGGGTCCGATGGGCACGGTTTACGATTCCGATCAGATCGGCGTAGTCAAGGGGTGGACAAGTAAGACGATTCCGACTAATTGGCGTCTTGCCGCAGGCCAAACGTTAAACGAAAATGCTGGTTTTGTCGATCTGGCGAATTATGCTGCGGCTGAGGTAGCCGCAGGTAATACTTTGTGGGGAATTAGTGGAGTTGCTCCGAATCGAGTGATCACACTTCCTGATTTAACACAAAAGTTTCTTTATGGAGCGAACGCTACGCTCAGTGATATTGCTGGTGCAGGTGGCGAAGTCAATCATCTGCTTACTACTCCAGAAATACCTGCGCATCAACATGGCATCGCACACTCACATGTGCTGCAGATGTCACAAGGGGGACAAGCAAATACAGCTTATCCAACTGGTGGTGGCGGTACAGTATTCGATACCTCATATGGCTCACCTGTAAAAATGAACAGTGGTGATAATTCAGCTAATGCTGGTGGTGGCGGAGCGCATAATAATATGCCACCATACATTAAATTGGGTTGGATTGTTAAAGTTGCTGGTGTAACAATCGATTCTGGCGGAGCTTTGGTTGGAGCAACAGGTCCGCCTGGAGCTACCGGACCTCCGGGTTCTACTGGTGCAGCCGGAGCGCCTGGTGCAGCCGGTCCAACAGGTCCTACTGGCCCGGGAGTTCCCGCGGCTGGTGCTCGAGGAACGTACTTACGCAAGAAAACCGCTACGGATTACGATACTGAATGGGCCGTTGGTGCCTTGCTTGATGTACAAAAAATTTGGGGTACTGCGGAAGCGTATTCGGTGTCGGTTTCACCAGGCAGCGGTACGGTGAATCTGACTTGCGATGCGGTTGACAACGTGCTGCTTCGACTTCAATATACACCACCGGTAAATGTTTGGTGGGAAGTCACGTTGATGTTAGGTTTGCTTAATAAGGTAGACGCGAATTACAATTACTTGTATGGTGGAATAATTCTTTCGCCAGCTGATGCTGACGGATTTACAAGTGTGGGTCACTTGATCACTCAGCACTCGGCAGTGCAGCAGTATGAAGGTCGTACTCCCTCGATGATCTATAAACTCGCCGCAGGTACGGCTTATACAGCACAAGCCGTTTTGTTCAGTGGTTCGGGTGGAACGTGGCAGTATTTCAAGGGTAAGACGCAGTTGCAGCTGTTTGCGAAAGCATTCAGCCGGTAGGAAGGGGATGTATGAAGACTGTGATCATTGCTATTGCTGTGCTAGTAACTTTTACTGGTGTAGCTATGGCGGGTAGTTCTAATCAGAACGTAAGGCGGCCAGGATCAGTGGTTTTAATTGGTAACGGCAAGAAGGTTGGTCCAGTATGTGCTGATTTTGGTAAATGGAATCCTGTTACTGGCCGCGGTGCAGGACTTATGCATTTCATGATGAAGCCGCAGAAGTGTCATGCAGGACAACAGCGTCTTTTCTGGAATCGTCGTAGTTTGCGTGGCGCCAGAGGTCCACGTGGAGTTAGAGGCGCTATTGGTCCAGCAGGTCCTCAGGGCCCAGCAGGTCCAGCCGGTGGAGCCACTGGAGCTCAGGGTCCTAAAGGTGCTACTGGTCCAGCGGGTCCGACCGGTCTTATTGGAGCAAAAGGCGCTACCGGTAAAGATGGTAAAGATGGAATGAATGGTACAGGATTGGGAGACTCGCTCTTCTATCTATGTATCAACGCTAATGGAACTCCTGTTAAATTCGGCGGCATTGTTGATGGTACTCCTGATTGCGATCCTGGTCATGATGGAATTATTTTGAAAGTAGTGTTCCAAGGACCACCTCTATCTGGGTAGAAAGGAGATAATGGCAAACCCAGTTGAGATAGCCAAAACTCGTCCAGCCGAAACAGCGATGCCACTCACTACTGTGTTTGCTATTCTCATTTCGAAAGCAGTTGGAGTTGAGGATACGGATACAATTGCCTATATAGCTATTGCGCTCTCGTTCGTACCAGCGATCGTAACTTGGATCGTAGACTTAAGACGAAATGGGCCGCATGGGACAACTCAGCTATCTTCTAACGACGAACCTCCTGCCGCTGGCCCTTGATCATCCTGATTGGACGATTCCTTGGGCTGGTATCGGAGGTTTTCTGCTGGGAGTAGGCAGTGCACTCAGTGGAACCGCCGCATTGATAACGGCTCGACGAAAGGGTAGAGATGAAGGCAGCGCTTCTGTTGAGTCTAAGTCTAGTGGCAGCATTGGGGAGCGGGTTTCTGGCAGCGAAAGCTCTGAGTCAGAGCGCAGCAGCTCCGACGAGGACGGTGACGATCTCAGTTCATAATGGCGCAACAGGTGCGCAAGGTCCAACGGGACCAAAAGGCGAGCGGGGTCCAACAGGTGTTAAAGGTTCCATTGGACCTAAAGGTGAACGAGGACCGACAGGGCCAGCTGGAGAAAGTGGTGGTGGCCCGTGCGCGGGCGCGCCTGAGGGGTACACGCCAGGAATCCTGCAAATTAATCATCCTGGTGGACAAACTAGAATCTGGACATGTCTCGAACCATAAGGAGGAAACATGCACGAGAACGACGTCGAAGCACCGGTGGAGCCACAGCCCGAGCCCGGACAGCCGGAACCAGCACAGCCTGAGCCGGAGCCGGAGCCCGCACAGCCCGGACAGCCTGATGGTGAGCCGCAGGAAGACGTCGGCGCGCCGGAGGAATGAAAACCTACAAGACTACCTCGCCGCCGATGCGCGGTGATGCGGTAAAAGCACTGCAACGTCGGCTTGCGGGTGGAAACGCATTCAAGGAGAATTACCAGCCAGGGACGATTGACGGAGTTTTCGGTCAGACGACCGCGGCTGCTGCCTATCGGGCAAAACATTGGATGGGTTATCCACCCGAGAAGATGGTTCGTACTTACGGTGAAATGTTGGACAACTTCTTGTCGGGTAAGACAAAGCTACCAGATGCATATGCCGGTCGTCGAGCTGCGCGCAAGAAGCAGGCTTCGCTGATACCACTGCGTGTGAAAGCACTTAACGAAGCAACGAAACATATCGGTACCAGGGAGTCGCCTAGCGGTTCGAATCGAGTTACGTTCTCGACTTGGTACGGAATCATTGGACCTTGGTGCGCAATGTTTTGTACGTATTGCTACGACAAGGTACAAAGCAAAGCGTTTATTCGAGGCTCGCGCTACGCCTACGTTCCGTATATTGTGCAAGATGCTCAGCGTGGGGTAAATGGTCTAGCAGTTACGAACTCTCCCTTGCCGGGCGATCTTGTCTGTTATGACTGGGAGAAAAATGGAGTTTCTGATCATGTAGGTTTGTTCGAGAAGTGGACTAACCAAGCTCGTGGTGAATTTAGTGCAATCGAGGGTAATACCGGAATTGGTAACAATTCTAATGGTGGTCAGGTAATGCGCCGTAATCGTACTCGTAGTTCAGTGCAAGCGTTCGTACGAGTCATGAAATGATTAAAGGAGCATAAATGACAGAAGAGATTTCGCAGCCGACTCCGGAAGAAGTAGAGATGGGAAAGAAAGGCGAAACGGCTGAGGAAGAAGGCGATAAGTACCAGGGCGGAGACATCCCTCGGGTCGCGCCTAGAGAATCACAGGACGACAACTAATAATTCAAGTAGGTGAGGTAGATGGAAGAAAGTATTCTCATTAGCACTAAGAAAGTTTTGGGTATTGCAGAAGATTACACAGTATTTGATCTCGATATTCTTACTCATATCAATACTGCGCTTTCTACTCTCACCCAGCTGGGCATCGGACCTGCAGAGGGATTCATGATTTCCGATGACACTGCTGTTTGGACCGATTTTATCGCAGACGATATTCAGTACAATTCGGTCAAGTCATACGTTTTTCTCCGGGTTCGACAGCTCTTTGATCCTCCTACAACGTCATATCTAATTGCTGCTTTCGACAGGCAAATCGAAGAGCTTGAATGGCGTTTGAATGTGTATCGTGAGGAGACTGGATGGGTAGACCCCACTCCGCCTCCTATTTATCCGGATGACGTGTTCGGCGATCCCGTTAGGGGGTAGGATGGACAGAGAAAGTTCAGAAGATCAACGGCAGCGACAAGACGCTGAGAAAGAGGAGGCGCGTGAAGCTCGGCGGGAACGACTAGGTCATGTCGAGAAGCCGAAAGCTAAGTCGTCGTCGAAAAAGAAAAATGAAGAAGAAGCAAAGACGGAATAGGTAGCGCTTAAGGGGGAGGGAATAGCGTGGGCCTATCCAATACTGCGGTACCGATCTATTACGGTCGTTTTCGCGAAGCGGTTATCAAAGGTGAGATTCCTGTTAACCGTGAAATCTCTCAGGAGATGAATCGGATAGACGCGCTCATTGCCAATCCCAATATTTATTACGATGATGAAGCTGTTGAGGGATTTATTCGTTATTGCGAAGGAGAGTTGACTCTCACCGATGGCTCAGATCTATATCTACTTGATTCATTCAAGATCTGGGCCGAGCAAATCTTCGGATGGTACTATTTCGTTGAACGTAGTGTCTATGTGCCGACAAAGGAAAACCACGGCGGGCACTATGAGAAACGATCGATCAAGAAACGTCTAACCCTCAAGCAGTATCTAATCGTAGCCCGTGGGGCAGCCAAGTCGATGTATGCGTCGATCATTCAAAGCTATTTCCTAAACGTCGATACGTCAACTACCCATCAGGTTACCACGGCGCCAACGATGAAACAGGCCGACGAGGTCATGTCGCCATTTCGAACGGCGATCACGCGTGCGCGCGGGCCTCTGTTCAAGTTCCTGACCGAGGGGTCTTTGCAGAATACGACAGGGTCAAGAGCTAATCGAGTCAAGTTGGCAGCGACAAAGAAAGGCATAGAGAACTTCCTGACCGGGTCGTTGCTCGAGATTCGCCCGATGGCTATCAATAAGTTGCAGGGATTGAGGCCAAAGATCTCCACAATCGATGAATGGCTGTCGGGCGATCTTCGAGAGGACGTTGTCGGTGCTGTTGAACAGGGAGCATCGAAGCTAGAGGACTATTTGATTGTAGCTATTAGTTCGGAAGGAACTGTCAGGGCTGGTTCCGGTGATACTATCAAAATGGAGCTTGCTGACATCCTTAAGGGAGAGTACCTTGCACCGCATGTTTCGATCTGGCATTACAAGTTGGATGAAATCGAGGAAGTAGCCGATCCGGCCATGTGGGTAAAGGCTAATCCGAATTTGGGAGCGACGGTTTCCTACGAAACGTACCAGCTTGATGTGGAACGAGCTGAAAAAGCTCCGGCTTCTCGAAACGATATTCTCGCAAAGCGATTCGGGATTCCGATGGAGGGTTACACCTACTTCTTTACGTACGAAGAGACACTTCCACATCGTAGTCGAGAATTTTGGCAGATGGCATGTACGCTCGGAGCGGATCTTTCTCAGGGAGACGATTTCTGTGCGTTCACATTTCTATTTCCGTTGGGAAGAGAGCAATTCGGCGTAAAAACGCGCAGTTATATCACTGAGCTTACGTTGATGAAACTTCCAGGAGCGATGCGACAAAAATATGAGGAGTTTATCAACGAAGGTAGCCTACATGTGATGCCAGGAAGCATTCTCGACATGATGGAAGTCTATGAGGATCTTGACCAGTTCATTTTAGCGTCCGAATACGACGTTAGAGCGCTTGGTTACGATCCATATAACGCAAAAGAGTTTGTTGCTCGTTGGGAAGCAGAAAATGGGCCATTTGGAATCGAGAAAGTGATCCAAGGGGCCAAAACTGAATCCGTTCCTTTGGGCGAGATCAAGATTATGAGTGAAGAGCGGCTTTTGATCTTTGATCAGCTGCTCATGTCTTTCGCAATGGGTAATGCGATTACGTTGGAAGATACCAATGGTAATCGTAAACTTCTAAAGAGGCGACAAGATGAGAAGATCGATAATGTCGCAGCTCTTCTGGATGCCTGGATTGCATATAAGGCAAACAAGGAAGCATTCGAGTAAAGTTGGGGAAGGAGGTGAGATGTGGCGCGATTTGGTGCGCTAAAACATGCGTGGAATGTCTTTACGAGTCAAGAATATCGTGATCGAGTACGTTCTTGGCCGTATTATGGCGCCGGAATGTCTGGTCGTCGGCCAGATCGAGCGCGACTTCTAATCCCCAATGAGCGCTCAATTATCTCCTCGGTTTTCACACGTCTTAGCATTGACGTGGCTTCTGTCGACGTTCGTCATGTAAGAAATGACGATCAGGGACGGTATGTCGAAGATATCGACAGTGGTCTCAACAACTGTTTGACGATCGAGGCTAATATTGATCAAGCAGCAACTGCGTTTCGGCAGGATATCGCAATGACCTTGTTCGATCGAGGGGTATGCGCGATCGTTCCTGTTGATACGACGATTAATCCGGAAACTTCGGGTGGATACGATATCATAACGCTTCGTGTAGGCGAAATTATCCAGTGGTATCCACAACACGTGCGGTTAAGCGTGTACAACGAGGCAACTGCCCAACGTGAAGAGATTACGTTAGAGAAAACTGCGGTTGCTATCGTTGAAAACCCGCTGTATTCGGTGATGAACGAGCCGAATTCGACGCTTCAGCGGTTGTTGCATAAGCTTAATCTACTCGATGTTGTCGACGAACAATCAGCTTCCGGTAAATTGGATATCATCATCCAACTCCCTTACGTGATTAAATCGGAAGCACGTAGACAACAAGCAGAACAGCGCCGAAAAGATATCGAATTTCAGCTAGCGGGCAGTCAATACGGCATTGCCTATACCGATGGGACCGAGAAGATTACTCAGCTGAATCGTCCGGCCGAGAACAATCTAATGTCCCAGATCGAGTTCCTAACCGAGATGCTGTATGGCCAGTTGGGCCTAACCGAAGACATTATGAACGGTACAGCCGACGAAAAGGCTATGCTCAACTATTGGAATAGGACGATTGAGCCGGTGCTCACGGCCATGGTCGAGTCGATGATCCGTACTTTCTTGACCAAGACGGCCCGAACGCAGAAGCAGTCCATTGCGTTCTTCCGAGACCCGTTCCGCCTAGTTCCAATCGAAAATATTGCCGAAATTGCTGATAAATTTACTCGTAATGAGATCATGACGTCGAATGAGATGCGACAGGTGGTTGGTTTGGCTCCCCATAAGGATCCGAATGCCGACAAGCTGCTCAATAGCAACATGCCACAAGGAAATCCATCTCCGGTTCAGCTGCAAGTTTCAAATGGATCGAATGGAAATCCAACAGCTGATGCCACTACCGCTCTTCTCGACAAGCTTGATCCAACACTGAGAAAGAGGGTTCAAAATGGGAGCAGAGGCTAGGCCTGATTTCAGCGGCTACGCCACGAAGGCTAACCTTAAATGCTCAGATGGCCGGACGATCATGCCGGATGCCTTTAAGCATCAGGACAAAGAGGTCATTCCCCTTGTCTGGCAGCATGGCCACAACACGCCTGACAACGTACTTGGTCATGCAGTTCTCGAGCATCGTGATGACGGCGTCTACATGTACGGCTATTTCAATGACACCGCTCAGGCAAAGAACGCTCTAACACTCGTACAGCACAAGGACATCAAGTCGCTGTCGATCTATGCAAATGAGCTCGTGGAGAAGTCAAAGAACGTGCTGCACGGCTTTATCCGTGAGGTAAGTTTGGTGCTGTCCGGAGCAAACCCGGGTGCCCTTATCGACAACATTACGCTGGCCCACGCTGACGGCGAGATGGTTACGCTGGAAGATGAAGCGATTATCTACACGGGTTTGGAACTTAATCATGCTGATGATGACTCCTCAGATCCCCCGGAAGACGACAAGAAAGAGAAGAAGCCGACAGCACAGGAGCTGTTCGATGCGCTGACGCCGGAGCAGAAGGCTGCCGCAAAGGAAGTCGTCGAGGCCTCGAAGGTCGAGCCGAAGAAAGAGGTCGCTCATTCCGATGAGGAGTCCGAGTCGAAGCTAGCTCACGACGAAACTGAGAACAAGGAAGGACGGCGCATGTCTCGCAATGTCTTCGAGTCGCAGAATAGAAAGGGTGAAGAGAAGCCGGTCCTGACGCATGACGCTATTCAGGGCATCGTAGCAAATGCCAAGAAAATGGGTTCGCTGAAGCATGCGGTCGAGGAATACGCGCTCGAGCACGGTATCGACAACATCGATCTTCTCTTCCCAGACGCTCGCACCGTCACTTCTACGCCGGAGTTCGACGCACGGCGGATGGAGTGGGTGTCCAGTGTCATCAACGGCACCAAGCACTCCCCGTTTTCCCGCATCAAGTCGATCGTCGCGGACATCACAGTCGACGAGGCCAGGGCCCTAGGTTACGTCAAGGGTAGCTTGAAGAAGGAAGAGTTCTTCGGGTTGGTCAAACGGACTACAACTCCGACGACGGTCTACAAGAAGCAGCAGCTGGACCGCGATGACATCGTCGATATCACTGATTTCGACGTCGTTACGTGGCTCAAGTCCGAGATGCGTCTGATGCTCGACGAGGAGCTCGCGCGCGCGGTCTTGATCGGTGATGGTCGTAGTGCTGGTCCTGACAAGATCATCGATCCTGCTGGTGCTCAGGATGCTGCTGGTATTCGTTCGATTCTGCACGACGACCCCCTGTATGCCGCTCCGGTAAATGTCACCCTTTCCGATGCCGGATCCTCCCCGGCCGAAGTGATCGATGCGTTGATCACGAACATGGGCCTCTACAAAGGATCGGGTACGCCAACGTTCTACACGACGATGCCGTTCATCACGTCGTTGTTGTTGCTGAAGGACACGACTGGTCGTCGTCTGTACAACAGCAAGTCGGAGCTCGCCAACGCGATGGGTCTCAACGACATCGTCTATGTCGAGGTCATGGAGCAGGAGGCAAATCTGCTCGGTATCGTAGTCAATCTGAAGGACTACACGATCGGTGCCGACAAGGGCGGCGAGGTCAACTTCTTC